GTCTTCGCAGACCTGGCACTGGGGGATGCGGTGGCCGTCCTCTCCGGGGCCTCGTTCCTCATGCTCGTGGGTGGATGGTTCGGCCGGATACAGCGGCTGGCGGAGTACGGGCTGTTGCTCGGATGCGTCGTCTACGTGCTCCGCGCCTCGTTCCTGTTCTTCGTGGAGGGACCGGCGACCGAGGGCATCTACCTGTCCATCGGCGCGGCGATCATCGTTGGCGGTGCGTATCTCCTGGAGAAGTGGGACAACCACGGCACCAACCGTCCCATCAAGTTCCGCAGTGACGAGTATGCGTAATGGAGCCTGTCTTGGCCCAGGCACTCGCGTCCTTGGTCACGGCGATCACCACCGCCGTGCTGATGGCGAGCGCCTACTACTGGGGACCACGTCAACGCCAAGAGCGGCAGGACGAGAAGGACAACCGGGACGAATGGGGCGACGAGGACCGAGCACGACGGAAGGACCGCCGCGCCGCCGACGCCGACCGGCGCTCTCGACGACGTCACATACACGACGTCCATGACGTTGACGGTGACGATATGGATTATCTGGAACTAGATTGAGAGCCAACAAATTATGAGGAGGAGCATGTTCACCGCATCTTTCTGGTTGGACGCCGGGGAACGGGCGATCCGGACCGTGGCACAGACGCTGATCGGGGCGTTGGCGGGCGGCTTCGTCGTCACTGACACCGCTCAATGGAAGGCGGCGCTGATCGCGTCGGGGGTCGCTGGACTCACCTCACTGCTGATGAGCCTCGCAGCCACCCGTGTGGGTAACTCCGAGTCCCCCTCTTTCGTGGATGAAGGTACGCGATGAACGACTTCCTGGACGATGAGTTCCTACCTCTCGGAGAGGTACACGACGGCGACCCCGTGGAGGAGACGCCTGACGAGTACGGCGTAGTGTCCGACGACCCACCCGGCAGCCCCCCACCGCCGGACCTGGAGAACCAGAACGAGGAGCCGACCGATGCGTAACGCCAAAGAAGCGGCTAAAATCTTTCGTGATAAGAACGTCAACAAGGTCGGCAAGTGTCTGTGGGAAGTTCAAGAGGCGTACCAGAGCGGTCACATGTTTTACGACGCGAGGGCGCAGTGGCAGGGTGCCAATCACAAACACCCTGGAGACAGGACGCCCCCGATTGGTGCACCGGTCTGCTTCTCCGGCGGAGCGCACGACCACATCGCGATCTATGTGGGCGCGGGCAGGGTGCGCAGCACCGATGTCGGTGGTCCCGGACGTATGGGCACCGCGTCCATCTCCTGGTTCGCCACCCACTGGGGCTACGGCTATCACGGCTGGATCGGTGACCTGGCCGAGAAGAACATCACCTTCGACGACAAGATCACGGTCTACGTCAAGAAGTTGCGCCCCGGTGTGGACAACTCCCTGTCGGTACGGATGCTGCGTCGCGCCCTGATCCGGCGTGGGTTCCTCAAGCCGCCGAAGCCGCTCGACGCGGATCACCCCGGTGACCGCTACACCCCGGCGGTGGAGCGTGCGATCAAGGCGTGGCAGAAGCGCAAGAAGCACGCCCAGACCGGAACCCTGAGCAACGCCCAGGCCAACGAGTTCTTCGCGCCTAACAAGAACGTGAGGGTGGTGGAGAAGTGACGGAAATCAGTCTGGAGTACATCCTCTCCCAGTTCGACCCCGAGGAGGGGGAGGGGGATATCCAGTACATCGACCCGCAGGACGTCAAGGACGCCCTCACGGCGATGTGGAACCGGATTCCCCCGTACCAACCGTACACCGAGTTCACCCCGGTCATTCAGGCGTGGGATTTGAGTAATAACACCTTGGAGTCCAAGGGGGACATCGAATGGGACGTGGCCATTGGCAAGTACTACGTCATCGGCAACACTGCCAGCCCGTCCACCGCCCGATGCAGTGGCTGGGGATTCTGTCGCCTCGACTCCCCGACGGTTCTGGCCTTGACGGACGCCACCCACTGGGTTATGTCCGGCGCGCTCCCATTCAACATGTTCGAGATCATCAACGCGCTTCCTCGCGACCCATACGGGGAAGAGGTCGAAGGCGCAGATGCCCCGAAGATCACACTGGGGTACGGGGAGTGCGTCTTCCAGTCCGCTCTCGCTCCGTCCTCGCTCTCGTTCCACCTGTACCCCGGCTACGCCCAGTACAAACCGAACTTCGGGTTCCCTGGTGTGTGGACCTCTCCAGGGGACGGTGACTACGTGAACGACGCGGGGTACGAACTCAAGACCAGGATCGACACGACCGGGGTCGATGATGCACACCCCTTGGAGTTGCGGTACGCGTTCGACTACCAGGTTCAAGCCACTACGACGTGACATGCCCCTACAACTGGAGTTCCTCATCGCGACGGTACCTCTCGGAGAGGTAGAGACCGATCCGCTGCGTACGTCCGCACGGGCCTTGAAGTACTCCAACGACGTGGTGAAGACCACCCCGAAGAGCGCGGACATCCCCCAGACGTACGCCACCCGGAACAAGCCCACCCAGGGTGAAGTCACCGGCTCATGATTATCAGTCGGCAGTTCATCCCCCCGGAGTACGGCTCCCAACCCATCCCGGAGGGTGCGCTGCGGTTCAACCACTACACGCACCCCGACGCGGTGGAGGGAATCCAGAACGAGGGCATCCTGCGCTCCAAGTCGGAGGAGAAGTTCTCCCGTGGGGGTACGGAGAGCCCGCAGGTGTTCGCCACTGCGGGTCAGGTGAAGGGCAGTCTTCTCCAGGACCGCCCCGTTGTTGAGGGGTGGGCTCGTCCGGAGCAGTTGGACATCGGGCGCGGCAACCCGCCTCAGAACACCGAAGCGGGGCGACATGTCATCACGTTCCAGGGAGACGTTCCCCGAGATCAGATACTTGCGATCCACGAGCCTTGGCACGACCACGCTCGCTATATGGAGAACGAACCAGGAGTCCTTCGCCGGGTGCTGGCCGGTGAGCACGACGACCTGCTGGACTTTCCGGGGTACGGACCCGCCATCCAATACATCAAGCGGAAGCACGGCGTGCCTCCGCGATAAGAGGTGACATGAAGATCAAGCGCGTATTCCCCCCTCAAGGCACTCCCATTCCTGAGCGCGTTTACTACCCGAGGAACATGTACGGGGGTCTCGACCTTGATCCCGAGGTAAGTCAACCGCCTGTGGAGAACCCCGATTTCCAGGAGACGGAACACTGCCCGTATTGCGGCACCGAAATCTATGTCGGAGAACTCTGTCGCTGCGAGGAGTAAACGCAGACAAGCCCTACTGCGGCCCTACAAGATGGAACCAGCGTCCACGTACTAGGAGAAGAAATGGCTACCGACTTGGCCCGGATCACCGGATCGGTCCCGTACGTCACGGTGTCGAACCCCCTCGCGAGCCCCGTTGAATACGTCACGGAGTTCGCCCCTCTGGGTACCGTGACGGGCGACGTCGTCCTCAACCTCAGCGACGGTGCGTACTACGAGGCGCTCTCGGGTGGATCGGGTACTGCTGCCGTCTGGAAGCGGGGTGACAATCAGGCCCGCCTGGTGGTGGCCGCTGAGCCTCCGACGGGTATCGACGGGAAGTCCCCGTACACCGCGATCACGGACCTGGTCCCGACCCTGACGGTGTCGAACCACGTCATCACCAACGTCGCGTACGCCGACAACCGGTCCAACCCGGCCAAGGGCTACGACTACGTGGCCTTCGCCAACACCCTCTACGACGCGGTCTTCACGGACATCACCGCCGCGAGCCTCACGGCGGTCACCGGGGGCACCGAGTACGAGAACTTCCTCGCCAACATCGCCCTCTGGAAGGGTGCGCTGGCCGACCCGGTCAAGCGGGTGGCCATCGAGAAGTGGGCCATCGACGGCGGACTGCTCGACCTGGTGCTTGCCGCCAGCGACCCGTTCGACGACGGCGACCAGTTCACCGACAACGTGGCCCTGGAAGAGGGCGGCATCGCCTTCTCCAGCCCGCTGGGCGTGGCAGCCAACACCGCTTCCGGGCGCAGCCCGCAGCGTGGTCCGTTCGACTATGTGGTCACCCCCGGATCGACGGCCTTCGCCACCACGAAGGCTCCCGAGATCGACACCATCGCGGACCTCCAGGCCTCGGCGTACCTGCCGGGTCGGCTGGCGACCATCGTGGTCGGTGGGGACCGGGACGGTATGGAGGCCACTCCAGGAGAGGTCGCCAACGGCGCCATCACCAAGACCACGGTCCCGGTGTACAGCAAGGCTGCCTGGGCGTCCGACCAGAGCGTCAACATCGGTGACATCGAAGCGGCCTGGGACGGCAGCGGGTGGGTCCTGCGTGACCTCACCGCCACCGCTCCGGTGACGGCATTGGCCGCCAGTGGCCAGACCAACACCGCGATCACGCTGACCTGGACCAACCCGGTGGATGCCGACCTGGCCACGATCATCGTGCGACGGGCCACGGGAGCCACCGCTCCGGCGACTGCCACGGCAGGTACCGGGGTCACGGTGGTCGGGAAGCCGGAGACGGTGACCGACTCCGGTCTGACGATCAACACCCAGTACTCGTACTCGGTGTTCGCTCGCGACACCGCCAACACCTGATCGTAGGAGGAGGGTAAGTGGTCACCTTCGACCCCCCGCTGCCGGATGAAGCGTCAGCGGGGGACCCAGGTCATACCGACGACCACAACAGCATCGTCGCTGCACTGACGGCACTGAACGACGGCAAGCCGGACAGCGGCGCCGGGGCGATTGTTGACGAGGACGTCAACGACGCTGCCGACATCGCTCCCACCAAGATCGCCGGAACGGCGCTGGTCGAATCGTCGGTGACCACGCTCGGTGACCTGTTCGTCGGCACCGGGGAGGGCATTGTCGGCATCTTGCCCGCCGACGCCAACGGGTTGGTGCTCACCACCGACGACGAAGAGACGGTCGGGTTGAAGTGGGAGGCGCTTCCGAGTTCCATCTCCCCGACCGTGATAGATGCCAAGGGCGATCTGCTCGTCGGGACCGCTGCCGACACGGTGGGTCGGCTCGCTGCCGGGACGAACGGAAAGGTGCTGGGCTACGACGACCAGACCACGTCTGGATTGGCGGCCCTCGATGCGCTCATCCTTCCCGTGACTCCAGCCTCGATCACGGGGGAACAGGGTACCGACGACTCCGCCATTCTGGCCGCCCTGCTCACCGCGCTCGACAATCTCGGTTTGATTACCGACAACACGACAACGACGTAGTCTTAGTTCATGGCCAGGCCAGCGAACAGTCAGGGAGGAATCCCTACTGCCCGGACCAAGATGGACTCCGGCAAGACGCTCGCCCAGGAGATCACGGACCGCACGGGACGCACTGCTAAGGCGCGGCCCTCTCCCTTCCGGTGGGCGCGGCCCCACGCTGGAGTCACCCCCTTCGGCCCCGAGGACATCATCCGGACCGAGATCGTGGACGCCCTCAAGCACGGTGACGGCGATGACGACCAGTTGTACCTGGACCAGCGGGTTAGCACTGCCACGGGTGTGAACCCGTTCACCCGGATCGGGCGCATCACCACCGGCAAGATGCGGGACTTCATCACCCTCTACGACATCTCGGACTACTACTTCGAGGGTCAGGTGACCCACTACCAGCACACGGGCAGTTCCCCGCGTGTGGAAGCGGCGACCAGCACCGACGACCCCGACTACGTGCAGACCTCCCCCGCCCCCCTCTCCGAGGTCCCCACCGCGACCAGTGCCTACTCGCCCAACGCCTCCAAGCCCGGTCAGCCCCGGACCGTGGGCGCGGGCTTCATCATCGACCAGGGTGAGGACAAGGGCAAACTCACGATTGTCTTTAGGGACGGGACCTACTACAACTACTACGACGTGCCTCACACGACCTGGGAGACCTTCAAGAGCCTCCCCTCCAAGGGCGCGTTCATCAAGTCGGTGCTCGACGGGTACGAGCGCGGACCGGCCACCGATGTGAACCTGGACCCCGACGTGCGCCAGGAGTTGTACAAGATTCTGATGACCGCGCAGCAGATGTCCAAGGGCCGCCGGATGACCAAGCGGCAACGGGCCACCGAGACGCTGGCCGCATCGCCCAAGCGCAACAACCCGACGCCGAAGAACTCGTATCGCGTGAACAAGGCCCGTACTCGATAGCCGTACGGCACAATCACGGGTATGCCCGACACGAAAGAAATAGGATCGTTCTTCATCCACGCCATGGAGTACCCGAGTACGGACTTCCCCCTGATGGAGCGTGCGAAGTCCCAGGAGATCGAGCATCCGTTCCGGGTGGGGCGGTCCTGGGTGATCCGGATACCGTTCAGCCGCGAGGCCTTCGTCGTCGGGAGATGGGGTCCACCCGCCGAGGACCCGGACGCCGCCCTTCAGCACGCGCTGCGTCTCTTCCAGGGAGGTGACCCCGATGTGGTTCAGGAAGAAGAAGCCCCCGGCGCCTAGTTACCTCAAGGCCGCGAAGCGGGCGCAGCAGTCCACCACGCAGGAACTCCAGTACTGGGTGGGCATCTCGCTGCCGATCATCCAGGGGCTGGTGACTTCGGAGTCCCTGGACGAGGCGGAGCAGTACACCCTGAGCGTCTACGAGATAATCCGAGAACTGAACCGCCGGAAGCAGTTAGACGGTATGGTGGCGGATACGCCCTTTCGTTAGCGTCTGTGCGCGCCGATCCCCACGAAAGGTCCAGGCTCCTCGTCTCCTACCCCCCCAGGTGACGAGGAGCCGCTTCTTTCACGCATCATGAGTACCATCCTTATATGAGCACTGACACGGGAGTCGTTCCCGAGGACTTTGAGGAGCGGGACGAACTCTCCCCGAAGTTCGTGGACTGGTTGGTGGACCGTATCCTCGCCTTCACCAACGTGCTGTCAGATGGCCACGACCTGCACCCGTATCAGGAGCCGTTCGCCCGTCGGATGATCCGGTCGGTCGTGGTGGGTGACGGCGATGTCATCACGGCCATGGCCAGTCGGCAGTCCGGGAAGTCCGAGACCGTGGCCGACGTGGCTGCCGCGCTCATGGTGATCCTGCCCCGGCTGGCGGGCATCTACCCGGAGTTGCTGGGCAAGTTCAGCAACGGGTTCCTGGTGGGTATGTTCGCCCCGGTGGAGTCCCAGGCGGAGACGTTGTTCTCCCGGACCGTGGCCCGGCTCACCAGTACCAGGGCCATCGACATCCTGGGGGACCCCGAGATCGACGACGCCACCGGGCGCACCCCCACCAAGACACGCGGCATCCGGCTGAAGAACTCCGGCTCCGAGATGCTGATGATGACCGCGAACCCCCGCGCCAAGATTGAGTCCAAGACCTTCCACTTGGTCATCATCGACGAGTGCCAGGAGGCCGACGACTTCGTTATCACCAAGTCCATCAGCCCGATGCTGGCGTACTCGTCGGGAACCATGGTCCTCACCGGCACCCCGACCCGGACCAAGGGCTACTTCTACAAGACCATCCAACTCAACAAGCGGCTCGCTACCTCTTCGAGAGGTAAGCGCAACCACTACGAGTGGAACTGGAAGGACGTCGCCAAGGTCAACAAGGACTACGGGCGGTACATCAAGAAGGAGATGCTGCGGATCGGGGAGGACTCCGACGAGTTCCAGATGTCCTACCTGTGCAAGTGGATGCTCGACCGAGGCATGTTCATCACCGAGAGCGTCTTCGATGAGTTGGCCGACGTGTCCATGCAGACGGTGAAGTCCTGGCACTCCTCCCCGGTGATCGTGGGCATCGACCCGGCCCGCAAGCAGGACTCCACCGTGGTCACCGTGGTTTGGGTGGACTGGGACCACCCGGACGAGTTCGGGCACCTGGACTGCCGCATCCTCAACTGGCTGGAGATTCAGGGCGACGACTGGGAGGCGCAGTACTACCAGATCGTGGAGTTCCTGGCCAACTACGACGTGCTGGCCGTGGGGGTGGACGCCAACGGGGTGGGGGACGCGGTGGCCCAGCGACTCAAGTTGCTGCTCCCCCGTGCCGAGGTGGTGGGGATCACCAGTAGCCAGGTGGAGCAGTCCCGTCGGTACAAGCACCTCCAGACCCTCGTCCAGCGGGGCATGATCGGGTGGCCGTCCCACGCCAAGACCCGCCGGTTGAAGACCTACCAGCGGTTCATGCAGCAGATGCTGGACGCGGAGAAGAAGTACACCAACCAGTACTTCACCGTCGCCGCCCCCGAGGAGGCCGGTGCCCACGATGACTATGTGGATAGCCTGAGTATCGCGTGTTACATGACCGCCGACCTGGTGATGCCGACAGTCCAGGAGAGCACCTCGCCGTTCTTTGGGACGGGTTGAGGGTATTAGATGCTGACAATCACGTTCGTCGTGTACCAAACTGACTGTAAGACCATAAGGAGAGTCTCTGATGTCTGAGCAGCCCCTCGCCCCCGCTCCGCAGTTCCCCGAGCGTGCGCCGAACGAGTATCAGGTCAAGTACGGTCCGGCGACCACTGGCAACCAGGGTCCGGTGCGGTTCGAGGAGGGTCTGGCGTCCGATGTGGATGTCCCCCGCCAGTTCGTCACCGGGGTCTCCCAGGGATACGCCGCGCCCCCGTCGCGCCCGAATCACAACCTTCCGGTGTTCGTGAAGCCTGCCGAGGAGACC